GGTAAATAATCTGCAAAGGACTAGCCCCTTCGACAGGCTCAGGACAGGCTGTCCAGGCGTACGGCGTTTGCGCGCCATGGGATTCGTGGTCTCCCACCCTTTCGCCAACCGGAGTCCCCAGAGCTTGTGTGATTCTCTAAATTAGATTACAGTGGTGGGAGATGGCGGGATGTGGCGGGAATCGGCGGGAACGGAGCGGGTGAAACGTATTTTTCCACAATGCGGCGGCGGTTTTCGATTCTCCAAATTAAATTACAGTACTCGGCAAAAATCGACGCTTTTTGACCTCTAAGTTGTTGATTCTTCGTTGAGGCGATGTTTACTACTGCGCGCATCAGAGAAGTTTACTTATATGACAATATTGTGGAAATCGCCGTAATGCCGCGTGAATAGCGATTTAGAGGCGCTTCTAGACTCTTAAAACCCTCCAGGATGCTCCCCGAGAAACGATCAATAAAGAGTAAACAAGCCAATCTACCGAAATTCATAGAAAGGCAGCAAAAATGAGGGAAATTCCAATTGGTAAACGTGATGGATTTCGCGCTGGAGGAGAGGCCGGAGAGCGAGTTGAAAATGGCTGTTCTCATGCCTAAAATCACCTGGAAAATGACTTAGAAACCCAGCTAAGTTGAACTTATCGAAGTTAGCGCAGATATAAGTATCTGAGATAGCCTCAAAATCGCTGCTCGATGCCATTCTTTTCATAGATAGTTCTGATGTAGGCTTCGAATGAATCACGGTTGATGCGCCATGGGCTTCCACTCACGCCGGGACGCACCTGATAGGCCATGAAAGAGCCTGCTTCACACATGCGAATAACGGTTTGACGCGACACGTTGAGGATCTCGGCAGCACGCGCTGCGGAGATAGTATAGCGCGGGCTCCAGGGCATGAGTAATTGATCGGGATTGCGGAAGTTCATGCGGCCTCCCGTCGCTGCCATTTGCCGGCGCGGACAAGCATCTGCTTCAGCGCCCAGCGCACGCGGTTGGCGTCGGCCGAGGTGGTGATCGTGGGTGCAGATTTATGCTTAAGCGGCGAGCGTGGCGAGCGCAGCCACACTTCTAATTGTGCCCATGTCCAGCCTAAGCGCGCACTGTAATTATCGATGACCTCCAGATCGGCCGCTGAGGCGAGCTGAGGCGCGCTGGCGAACTCCTGGCTGTCGCGGCGGCCATCGACACCGGCGCGGCGCGCCTGGTCGCGATCGAGGCGCGGGCGCGGCTTGGCGCCCACAGGAATGCCAAGGGATTCGTGAAGACCGTCGATCAGGAATGCCGCGTCGGCCGAGGATAGATCGCGAAAGCTCTCTATAGGCTTGCGCAGGCGCTGCGTGGCCCAGGCAAGGCGCTCCTCGCGCGATTGACCTATGCCGATCTCGCGGCGCGCAAATTGCGCGTAGAGCGTTTGCAGCCGGCCGAGTTGTTTCTTTGTAATCCGCATCCTACTTCTTTTCTCTGAGCTTCTTCTTGCATTCCGAGCAGAGCACCGGAGGCTTCAGTTTGCGCATTTCGCGCCCATCGGCCTGACGGCAAATGTCCGAGCAAAACTTAGCGTTGCGGCGCTTGTGCTCGATCAGATTTTTGCAGCCCATGTGCTGACATTGCCTTTGATATCCACTTACGGGCGTGCCATTCATCATTAACCACCAACCATCAGTATTCGATACAATCGGCTAACCTTTTGCGCATTCCGGACAGTTATAAAATCATGGCGTAACTGGATTGCTGGAGTCTTATAGCCGAGCCGCAATGCGAGCGAAGATTTTGTGAAACCTTCATCTAATAGTTTCGTAATCTTACGCCATGTTGAATTCGCCGAGATTATCGAACCTCCCTGTCCTGCATAGCGATCAACAGCTAAAATCTTCCGCTCGGTTGACTGTCTTATTCGTTCGCGTTTACCACTACGAATCCGCTGCACAATCCCTTTATTAATGCCCGCAGCTTTGACCACGCTTTTATAACCAACGCCGTGTTGAGACAGCTTCAAGATATGCCTTTGTGCCCTTTTTGCACTGATAATACCGGCTCCTCTTCCTGCTTTGTTCTCAGCATCTCTGAAGCAGGAATAACGAGAGTTCGCAGCCCGGCATGGAAGACATCGACACCCGGAGAGGTATTTAATTCGTGTACCATGCGGCTTATTAGCCGACAGTTCCTGTATATCCCGGAGATCACAAGGCCTCATTGCAGACTCCTCGCCAGCTCGTCAGGCACGCTGAAGAAGCCCAGGGAGCCTTTGAAGGCTACCGGCCCACCAAAGGCAATGGGATTGCGCAGCACAAAGCCATAATCGCCCACAAACCACGGGCTATCGCTCTGCGCCACGCAATCAACGATCTCCACCGAGCCGACTAAGCGGCCGCAAAAATTGCGCAGCAATATTGGCGAGCGTGCTGCATTCTGATTCAAGTGGAAGAGGTCCGGGCGATCGGATTGCTTGAACATTTGTTCGGCTGATGCAATATCTTCCGCCACCTCGCGCTCATTCCACCATTTGCTGGCGTGGATGAGCACGCGGCCGCGGACGCGCGTCGGCCAATCGCGATTCTCGATATTCTTGCCGGCGTGCAGGATGTACCACCACCAGGGCGCGCGAATGCTGAGAGCCTTCATGCCGGCCTCGCAATCTGCATCTGGGCGAGCAGCTCCACCGCCGTAGGTGGAATACGGCGGAAAGGCTTGGGACCGCGCTTTTGCGCGGTCATCGTGCGCAGGCGTTCACACAGTTCGGCATTAGAGAAGTCCTTGCGCGTGACTACCGAAGCATTTGAAAAAAGCGTCAAAGCCAGAGTTTTTTCTTTGATAAGCGCCAATTCTTCACGGCATAAATATTGGGCCAGGATCAGCGTGCGCATATTGGCATTGAGCTTATAAGCGGATTCGACCAGGGCTTCGCAATGATCGAAGGGCAAAATGCAGAGCAGCAATTCAAAACGCCTATGATGAAGCAGGCGCAGAGCTTCTTCGCAAGAGGCAGCAGTAGCCACCGCATAGCGCCAATTGCGTATAGCGAAGCGCAGCCAGCCGAACTTCTCTTCATCCGCGCCCACGAGCAGGATTGTATGTTTCGGCCTCATGCGGGCACCTCCAGGATGCGGAAGAGGTTGGGCTTGACTGGATGCCATTGGATGGCATTGCGGAGCTTCAGATAGCGCAGCTCGTCTTTGAGAAGTACTCCGAGCGCGATGCCATCTTCTTCTGTGTCAATGTCACACCAGTGCTCTTCATTAAATTCGACTCCGAGCGTGCTATCTTTCAGCACTTGGATTGCGGCTCTGAGCGCCAGCGCGTGGGCCAGCTTGTTTGCTTCAGCGGTCATAACTCTTCTCCTAAAATCAATCAGCAGTTGCCGGTCAGCTCGTAGCCGCCAGCTTGGAAGTGACAGTCGAGCGGCTCAGCTCCGCGCGCCGTTGCGCGAGGCGTTCGATCTGCCGCGTCACGTCGATGTTATGGAGCCTGGAGACATGAATGATCGCGGTGAGCCGGGCAATTAAATAGGGCTGCACGGTTAGTTCTCCCGCCATCCATGCAGCCCATGCGCGGGCAACCTGCGCGCAAAGTTCGGGCGGAACCTCGGACCAATGTTCATCGCACATCATGCGGTAGCCGCGCGGAATGGAGCGTGAGCAGCCGTCGATATGGCAGAAGCTCATCGTGCCGTCTGATGTGGGACGTGCAATAGCGGAAATGTTTTTATGGATGGAGCGCGCGAACATCAGGCGACCTCCTGGGCGGCAGCGCCGATCTCCAGTTGCAATTGGCCGAGCAGCTCCAGCGTGGTGCGCGGGCCGTCCACCGCCTTGAGCACTTCAATCTCCGCTCTCACCTGGTCGAGGACTTGCTTATGCAGGATGGAGTGATCTTCGGCGGTGAGCATGATGAAGTAGCCGCCGCCGCTCGACATCTTGCTGCTGCCGATAGGCACACGGAAGTTGATGCGCAGCGCGCGCACCGCCTCCTTAATCTCGCGGGCATCGAGTTCTTCGCAGCCTTTGAAGTTCCGCATATCCCTGATGGTGATGGCGCGGGCAGCGCCGCGGCAGAAGCGGATGGCGGAGAGCACCAGCCTTTCAGCGTGGCTAAGATGCAGGCCCAGCGGGCCTCCCGATTTTCCGATGAGCAGCGCGAGGATCTCCGCATCGATGCGCTGGATGCGCTCTTCGACGGGCTCGGGAAAAAGGGATAGTTCCGTCATGCCAGGCTCTCCGTGGTAGTGAGCGAATCTTCGAGCAGGTGGCCGCATTCTTCGCAATAGATGCGCTTGATGTGAACGCGCTTGAGAACGGTCAATGACGCCGCGGAAATCGATTCATCGTCGTAGACCGCAATCCTGTCACCGGCATAGATCGACTGCCGGCATTCATTGCAAACGCGCGGATGGTCGGTAGTGATCCAGGTGACGCCGGGTTGGGATTTGAGACCCATCATGATATGAATCCTTCAATCGGAAAGCGATAGTTGGCGGTGAAGATCGAGGCTTTGTTCGTGAGGTCTAACTTCTTCCACCAGTTATCGAGAACATCCTCGGTGATGTTGAGCGAGATCACGGTAGTGTGCGTCTGCGCGGTGGATGGAGCCAGGTTGTGTTTGCCGGCGCGGCGGATATAGCCGACGGTGACACCGGAGATGCCGTATTTCCTACCCAGCGCGCAATTGGAGATGTGTTCGTCCTCGGCGGCGATCTGCAGCCTGATCGATTCAGGGACAGGCTCGCCGCGTTTTCTTTTGTGCGATTCAGGCATGGATTCCTCCTCGATTGGTTCTATGCGAGTGACGGGTTGAGGTTGGTTTTCAGGCGATGGAAATTTATATTCCGCCGTAAAATGAATCGGCGCGTGAGTGCCGTCGTCGCAGGCCGCGCAGAGCGCCTCGCCGTCGAAGACGATCACGGCGTCGCAGCAGAGGCAGCGCGTGCAGCGCTTGCCGATCGGCGCGGAACTGGTGACGGCTGAATTCATTTGCGCGGCCTTTCCTTGAATTGCTTGAGGCATCGCGGGCAGAGATCGCGCAGAATCTTTGCGTGAGTTAGAACGCGGCCCCAGCCTGCCTCTTTCGCATCATGACGAAGTTCGGCGATAGTGATGATTGCGCCATCAACGGGCGCCGGACACACGCCGACGCATGGATAGCGGTTGCCGCAGTGATCGCATATGAGATTGATGAGCGTGCAAAAGCTCACTTCGCGCCGCCCTTCTTCGCCGCCTTCTCCTCGCGCGCGCGGAGATCGGCCAGCGGCTCAACCTTGAGCGATGGCGTCTTTTTGCGGGGCACGAAGCAGCGCGCGTAGAGTTCCTTGATGCGCCTCGCATACCTCTGGGGTAGATGAGTCTGGGGTAATATACGCTCGGCTCCTTTGAGCATGGTGTACTCGACGCGCCGCGAGAACATCAGCTTGAAGACGCGCGGCAGCTTGGCTTTGGAGAGCGCCAGCTCCAATGCGGTCACGTTGTCGTCGAGGATCTCGATGGCGGTGGTTGTGGTGACGGTTCCACACCACTCCGCGCCTTCGAAGCGGCGCGAGGCCTCGGCATTGGTGGGCACGCGGCCATATGCTTCGACGGCGGTCATCACCAGAGCCTTGGCGTCATCAGCCTTCTCTTTGGCAATGTTTGCTGCGAGCTGCTTTTCTGCATAATCCGCGCAGAGCGAATCAAATTGTTGCGGTGTCATTGGATTGGTCCTCCATGGTTAAAAAGCGTTTGCGCAAATCGTCGAGATAGCGCTGGTGATGTTTGAGCGAGCAGGTGTCGCCGCAGAGCTCCTCGTAAACAAAGAGCGAGTTGCGCGGCTCTTCGACGGATTCGATGGGCTGATAAAGCACGCCCTCGAATGCCGGCCGCGTGATAGCCATCTGCCAATGATTGGTTTCGCGCTTGGGCGTGAGGCAGATCGCGCAGATATAGGGGGGGCTTCAGCCATCAATGCACCAATCCTTCCCTGGCGCCGTCGCAACCGCGCACGCACATATCGATGGCGGCGTGCGCCGGCTCCATGTTGCGCAGGATGGCCTTGGCCACCGGCAGCGGAATGCCGCCGTAGATTTTGAGGCAATCGAGCGCCAGCTCCATATCGGCGCAGATGGCCTTCAGCGCGCTCTCGAACTCCGAGGGAAGCTGGCCGACGGCCTTGGTGCTGTAACATTGCATTTTGCCGTGCTGGTCGATAAAAGAAATCAGGTCGCCGTTTTTCGATTTCAGCGAGTCCATCAGAGGCCTCCAATCCAGCATTCACGGATAAAAATCGCGCCCATGAACGCAATGCCCAGCAACGATGGTGTGATGAGAATCCATAGTAGGCTCATCGATGGCCTCCTGAAAGCCTCAAGTACGCCTGCAGCACGCAGAGCAAGATCAGCGCGGCGTAGATCAAAAATGATACGCCAACAATGGTTGCTATTGTTTTCATCGGATGCCTCCCAGCACACGCTCCACAGCGCCGCCCGGACGGAAGGCCCAGGCGAATTCAATGAGGAAATAAAGAGCCGCGCAGACCACGAACGCCTTGAAGCCGAGATCAAGCACGCGGCCGAGTTTTCGGTTGAACCGGGAGGCATCTGGATCGAGAGCCAGACGCTTACCGATCAAATGCTCAAGATCGCAGAGCAAGATCAGCGCGGCGCAGATCAAAAACGAAACGCCAACAATGGTTGCTATTGTTTTCATCGGATGCCTCCCAGCACGCGCTCCACAGCGCCGCCCGGACGGAAGGCCCAGGCGATTTCGCCGAGGAGATAAAGAGCCGCGCAGATCACGAATGCCTTGATGCCGAGATCAAGCACGCGGGCGAGTTTTCGAAGGAAGGTTCTTCTCCAAAAATCGATGTACCATTTTTGGAGTAAATATTTGTAGTACCAGTGATCGCTCAATTGATTGCGGCTCGACTGAATGCGCTGCGTCAATTCGCCGCGCTCGGGAAAATCATGTTCGAGCAGGCGGCGCAGCGAGCTGGCCTCCTGCCTGCGATGCAACACCATCAATCGGTAGCTGAGGGGATAATCCTGCTTCAGGATCTCCAGATCATCCGGATAACTGACAATGACCGGCTTAGCCGTTCCCGGAAAGAAGTTCTTCATGCCGCGTTGCGACTGATCGCTGACAACTGAGAACTGAGAACTGTTTTTCATGCCACTGCCTCGACTTTCTCGCTCGCGGCCAGTCCCTCGCGGAAGGCGCGCGCGCCGGCCATGATGCGGCCGATGGAGATGTAGCGTTGTGTTTTGCGGTCCACGCTGACCACGATGGTCGAGCCCTCGATCAGCGCGCGGATCTCGGCGGCGTCGGGCTTGCATTCCTTCAGCTCGCTGCGCAGGATGCCCGCGGCCTCGTCGCTGGTCAAGGGCGGCAGAGTGACCTTGTCGGTGATGCGCCGCTCCAGTTGCTCCAGCGTGCCCACAAAGCGCGAGAAGATCTTGTCCAGCTCATGCGAGCCGAGGAATAAAAGCGAGAAGCGCGGCTCCTCATCGAGCAGCTCGCGAATGACTTCAAGGCAATCGACGCTCAAATGCTGCGCCTCGTCGAAGACGAGAACCACGCGGCAACCCTTGAAGTCGAAGCGCAGATTGTGGATGGCGCGGTCGATAGCCGTATCCGATTGCGTTCCGCAGGCGGTGGCCACGCGCTTCATCAAATCGCGCGGGCAGATGCGCGCGCGGCAGTAGATGCGGAAGATGAAGGTCTTCTGATCGGCCTTGCGGTCTTTGTTATGCTCGGCAATCAAGTGGCGCGTGATTTCCGTCTTGCCCGAGCCGGGGGGCGCATAGCCTAAATAAATCTGCGGGCGTTCGGCGAGCTTCAAGAAGATGCCGCGCATGAGCTTGACCGCGCCGGTTTCGTAGATCTGGCCGCAATAGGGCGCTTCCGGCTCGATGGGGTTGTGCTCGATGAAGTTGAGAATGGCGGCGGTGATGCGGCTCGTATTGGCGATGTTGGAATAATGGCCAGACATGAACTGCTGCAGCGTGTTGTGCGAGTAGCCGACGCGGCGCGCAAAATCCACCGGCGACATGCCCGATTGAATCAGGTAGCCGGTGACGATGCGCTGCACGCGCTGCGCGGTTTCAAAATGAGCTTTCCGTTCTTCGGTCATGCGTTCCTTTTCTCCAAAATCTGGCGTGCCAATTCGGCCGGGGTCGCCGGCCGGGTCAATGTTTCGTGGTTGTGAGGGATGGTCTTGCGCTGGGTGATGATGTGGGAGAGATCGGTGTCCGCGGGAAGCCGCAATCTTCCGGCCATGGATTCGAGCGGCGTCTGAGCGCCGTTATGCCGGGCGACGATTGCAAGATTATGGATCGCTTCGCGCGTCTGCTTTTCGAGATGGCGGCGCGTCGCCATGCTCTCGGCAATCTGCGATTGCGTCTCGGCGTCGTAGGGAGCAAAGCGGACTTTTTCTTCAGCCTGAAGCGCACAAAGGAAGTTGCCGTCTTCATCGAGCGCGGCGCACTCTTCGGGTAGGGCGGAATCGTAGGCTATGAGGATCTCCGTCTCGTTGAGGTTGTGCATCACCGCCCATCCGGCTTGATCGACGGGCTGATAGCGGCGCTTCGAGAGCGTGATGGCGCACTCGCGCACCCGGCGGCGCTCATGCTCGGCCAAAAGCAGCGCCAGCGTGGCGGGATCGGGCGCGGGCTTCTGGCGGGGATTGAGGTTGGCTTCGAAGACCTCGCGCGGCGTTCCGCCGTCCATGCCTTCGCCCGAGTGCGGCGTGTTGGCGTACTCATCGAGCCAGGCCAGGCAGGCCATGATGAAGAGGCTCGCCTTCGGGTGCTTCGATTCCGCCACGCGGCCGGCCTTGAGAAGGCGGCGATGGCGCATCATGGCCGCTTCGGTTTGTTCGGGCCGCGTGAAGGGATTGCCGCTGGTGTAGGTGGGCCAGCATTTGTCGAAGCGTTCATGCACGGTGCGGAAACTGCGCTCGACGTGCTTGGATTGCGGGTGGTGAGGAATGCAATGCGTAACGGCAATGCCCAGCCGCGCGAGGAAGCCGGTGGCGGCGATGCCTTCGAGTTCATCCTTCCACCAGGTGGGCGGCGCCAGAGGCGATTCGGCGAGATAACCAGGCAGCGCGCCGCGCGCGATCTTGCGATAGTCCTTGCCGTTATCGACGTAGATGTGCTCAGGAGGGCCATATCTGGCGATGCCGCGGCGCATGGCGGCGGCAATGGCCCGCGAGCTGCCCTCCCAGCACCAGCTCGCGCCCACGTACATCCTGGAGCGGTAATCGAGCATGGCGGAAAATCTGATGCGAATGGGAGCGCCCCACTCCACGTTGGAGAAGCAATCGTTGGCGCACTCCACATCGTGGATCATGTGATCGCCCACCCAAACCTGATTCGAGTAGCAGTCGGTAAATCCGCGCGTGAGATAGGGCGACATGCGCTCGCGGTAGATCTTCGCGCCTTCACGGGCGTAGGTGACGAGCTGAGGCGGCATCATGGAGAGCCAGCGGCGCACTGTGTTGTAGCTGGGCAGATCGCCGGCTGGAATTTCAAGTAGGGCGGCGTCGCGCAGCAGAGCTTCATAGCAGACGGAGACGGATTGTTTCTGGTCGAGGTAGAGATACGCTGCCAGCCAGGCGGCCTTGGGATAGAGAGAAAAAAAGCGGGATGAATTTTTGTCGCTGCGCTTGCGGTCGGCCAATGCGGCGAGACCGTCTTTTTCATAGCGGCGCTTCCAGAGCCAGATCGTTGCTTCGCTCACATTCGATTGCGCCGCCACATAGGCTGCCATGCGGCTGAAGCTGGTCACTGGAGTTCCATCGGGAAGGCGGAGATTGCCGAAGCGTTCCGGTTCGCGCTGGAAGTCGAAGAGCATGCGGAGAATGGATAGCCGGAATTCGGCTTGCGCCTGGTCATCGGGATCGGGAAGGAGTACTCGCTGCGGAATGGAGACCGGTGTGGGGAGCGGAAGAGTCAACGCGAGCTGAGCGGCCATGATTTTCTTTCAACGTGCAATGATTTTGAGAATGCAATCGGGTATTTCAGGGACGGTGAGCTTCATCATGAGGCGGCGCGTCAAGCCCCAATCGTTGTTGGTGAATTTGTCGAAGGGTTTTGCGCCGGTGGAGATCAGCGAATGCCTGTAGGTCCAGGCATGATCGCAGAGCACATAGAGCAGCTCTCGCTCCGCGGCGGTGAGAACGATATCGGCGGCCATCTAGCGGCCTCCGTACTGCGCGGCGATCTCAGCATCGACGCGGGCCATCTCTTCACGAACTGCGCGAAGGACGCGAGGCGAATTCCTGCGCTGTCTGGCTACATTGCAGGCGGTTGTTTCTGAGCATCCTATTCTATCCGCGACTTTTTTATAAACGCCATAATAGCGCCCATTCGGTTTGAATTGATTGAGTTCAAGAGCATCGAGAGGGATGGGAGGTGGAAGAGCAGCCTCTGCGCGCCAATCTATGGAATGCTTCATGCTGCGCCTCCGGATGCAGGAAGTGGCTTCCAGAGATCAGGATGAGCTCTTAGCCATTTCTCTCCTCGCCAGCGGGGTTCCCAAATGTACCAAGGCTTTTTGCGTGTGCCAAATATAGGCTCACCATCACCATCCACAGGACAGCCATCTGAATCCATGACCAAGCATTTGACTAAAATCTTTTTCAGCTTCATGCTGCGCCTTCGATCTCGGCGAGGGCTTCTTCGCGCGCCTTGTTCAGCTCGGACATGGCGTGATGGCTCCCGCCGCGATCCGGATGCAGATCGAAAGCGAGTGCGCGAAAACTTGATTCGATGACTTCCTCAGTGGCATCGTGTCTTACGCGAAGCACCTCCCACCAGGCGCGGCCGGTTTTGGCGGGCAGCGCGGCGAAGCCGCGGAAGGTACGTTCCTGCACTTGCGCGCCTCCATGGCGCTCGATGGCGCGCATGGCGTCGAGGGTGGCGGCGACGGCGGCCAGGTTGTCGGCCACCGATCGGTAAATGTCGATGGCCATGCACTGCATCTGGGCGTTTTGATTTTTGCGCCAGTAGACGGCCACGCCGGGATCGGAGGGCTCGCGTTGATCGCTGCGCGGCAGGCCGTCGAGGCGCGTTTGCACGTTGGTGCTGATGAGCACATCGTCGCGGCTGATCTTCATCGAGGCGAGTTGCGCAAGGATGCGGTTGATTCCGCCCATGATCGAGATGCTGTTCCCATAGGTTTTGAAGTTGCCGCGCTTGCGAAATTCAGGATCAACGCGCGCCCATCCCTCCGGCCAGGAGAGCGGGTAATTGGTGAGTGAGAAGCGGCGGTTTTTGGTTTTCATGCGGAGGCCTCCAGCGTTATAGAGTTGCCGTTGAGCCATTTTTCAAGTTGCGCCGCAATCCTGGCACCGTGCTCGTCGATATATGCCAGCGCTTTTTCTTCGCTATCGAAATTGCAACAAAAATACTCAGGGTCATCGACTTCCCAAAAATCGTGACGCTTATAAGGAATTACATTAATTGGAACTATTCTCTTTATCGAGGAGGGATTCCAAAGGCATCGAAATGCCAGACCGAGGGCGGCGAAGGAAAGACTGAATCGTTTTTTCATGCCGCACGCCTTTCTGTCTTCCTGGCATAACGCTGAATCTCGCGTTCAATGCGGGCATATTCCTTTACGAGGGCGGCTTCTACCCGGCGAGAGCGCCGATGACCATTGGCCACCAGACAGAGATGGGAGCGGCTGAGGCCGAGTTGTTTAGCCACGCGGCTAAGGATATTGCGGGATAATTTGGTGCGATAAGTGTTGGCGTTCATATATCCTGACCAAAGGCGCGAAAGAAACACCGTTTGCCTCTGAATCACTATAGTCAGCCTGCTGACAATTTTTGTCAAGGAAAAAGTGTGGATGCTGACAAAATTATTCCGTATGGCTCGATTGCACATGCAATCGTTTCATTAAGGAAATCTCGCGGAATAACGCAAGGCACACTATCTAAAGAGCTTGGTATAAAACGGAACAGGCTAGCGCAATGGGAGCGTGATACCTATAAGCCTCCACCTAAAATACTTCTCATGCTTGCTGAAATGGTTCCGGAGTCTGAAAGGCAATGGTGGAGAGATAAGGCATCGGAGCGCGCAGACATTAATCTGGATGAAACGGAAGCGATCTCGACGCCACTATTCCAACGGGTAAAGAAAGCCACGGACGAAGGATTGATGGCACAGGCGGTTGTCGCGGTTGAGGCCAGAATCCTTCAGAGAGGTCTAGGCATGACGCTGATGCAGAAAGCGCAGGTCTATTGTAGGGTCTATGATGATTGGCAAGGATTTGCCGAGCGCACCGATGCCACTGTAGATCGCCGCATCGATGAAGTCGTTTGTCCAATAAATACGAAAGGGCGCAAAAAATGAAAACGATCAGCAGTCTGCTTATGATTTCCGTCTTGTGTTGCCTTCAATTGACAGCCCAGACATCGAAGCCGCGCCCGCGGCCGCTGGCACCGACTTCCTTCCTTGGTATTCAATTTGGGAAGCCCATCAGTGATTCCGTGCGCAAATGTGACAGATATGAGGCTTCTGTAGATACCTGCTTTGAACCGATAAGTGACTTTTATAAAGTTCGTAATATAGAACTCTTTAGCAATATATTTGTAAACGAGATCGATGGAAAAGTTGGAAATATCGACGCAGAATTCAATGTAGATAATGCCGATCAGATATTGCGCGCGCTAAGGGAAAAATACGGGCCACCCGCTCTTGATACAATCACGCACCTCCAAAATTCCATGGGCGCGCAAATCAGAGGGCGCAAAATATATTGGCATTGGGCGCATATAAGCATCGTCTTCAAATCACCGGACTCGATGATTGATGAAGGCACTCTTTCTGCATATACCATGGAATATATAGCAGCGATTGAACGAGATCAGAAAAAAGAAAAGGACGCTTTGAAAGGCGTACTCTAATCCCTAATCCCTAGTCCCTATTCTCTCGTTTCACACCCGCGCCCTTCCAACCTTTCCCTTCTCTTCATGCGCTCCACCGCGCGGCGCGCTTCCGCCCTATTCTGCTCACAGACCTGAACGGTAGGCAATCCGCGAATCACTCTGAAAGGAGGTCGCGGAGTAGCCAGAGCAGAGAGACAGCGGTCAGCAGACAGCGATCAGCCGAAGGCATCTGACAACTGAAAACTGACCACTGTCGCTAGAGGCGAGGGAAACGGAATGTCAAAGACAGTGGCGGATTATTTCAGTTCACCGGCGTCCCAGAAAGTCATTCGAGAAGCGCTTTCTCGCTCAAGGCCGGTCCCTCGATGGGCACGAATGCGAAGCGCAGTTCGTGGTATGGGAAGAAAAATCCGAGCGAGTTTGGCGCGGATCTTTGCTCTGCGATCTTGAGCATTTGATCGGTAAGCGTCTGGCTCTCGATCCAGATGCCTCCCGGTTCAACGCCCAACAGTTTGACTTCTTGGGGGCTGTTGGGATCAATGGCTGGAATCACGACGGTGATGTTGGTTCCAATGTAATCGAAAAGCTCCATTGGCGTACCTTTCACGTTCGTTTATAGTATGCCACCGGATGAGGGAAAAGCGATGAACCTGAGCGCGGCGGGAATGGAGCTGTTAAAGAGAAGCGAGGGCTTCCGCGCGTCCGTCTATCTCGACGCGGCCGGGCTGCCCACCATCGGCTACGGCCACAAGCTTTTGAATTCGCAATCCTTTCCCGAGGGCATCGACGAGGCGCAGGCGGCGGAGATCCTTGTCTCCGACGTGCGCGAGGCCGAACATGCGGTGGAACGGCTGGTGAAGGTTCACCTCTTTCAAGGCCAGTTCGACGCGCTGGTGGACTTCACTTTCAACCTCGGGGCGGGTCGCCTTGCAAATTCAACTCTGCTCAAGCTGCTCAACAAAGGCCGCTACGATGACGCCTGCGAGCAGATCTTGCACTGGGATCATGCCGGCGGCAAGGAACTCGCTGGATTGAAGGCGCGGCGCGAGGCGGAAGCAGCGTTGTGGAAGCAGGGCAGTTCTCAGCCGTCAGTTCTCAGTTCTCAATAAAAAACAAATGCCGCATCCGCGGCGGAGGGAAAAACGTGAACATCTTTTCGAACATCTTGAATTCGCCGAAGACATCGATTGCGGGGCTGCTGATCGGCGCGGTCACCATCGGCGGCGTGCTCTCGCAGCAAGGCATCACCCTGGGCAATATCGGCAATGGAACCGTGGTCACTCTGATCTGTGCGCTGGCGACAGCGCTGCTCGGCTTGCTGGCGCGTGATCCGGCGCCTTCGACATCGAGCTCCACAACGAGCACCACCACCAAGCTGGGCTGCTGGGCATTGATCGCTCTTTTGGTGCAGTTACCATTTGTGCAAGGCTGCTCGGCGAAGAGCGTGGCCCAGGATATTGTGAACTGGACTCCGGCGCTGCAATCGGCGGTGGCCACCATCGATTCAGGCGCGGCATTGCTCGACCCGGCGGCCGCGCCGATCTTCGCCGCGGCCACGGCGGGCTTCGATGCGGCCTCGAATGTTCTGGTCGCCCAGGCCAGAGCTTACCTTGCGAATCCCAATGCGACTGTGCTTGCGCAATTGCAAACTGCGGTGGTGACCCTACAGCAGCAGGTGAATACGGCGCTCTTGCAGGCGGCAAAGATTACCAATCCGGCGAGTCAGCAGCATGCGCTCAATCTCATCAATGCCGTGGCTACGGTAGTGGATGCGATTCTGGCGCTGGTGGTCTCGATCAGCTCCAAGGCGGCGATTGCGCGGATGGATTCTCGAATTAGCATCCAGCTAGCCGACGTCGCTCCGCTGATGAAGGATAGGCAGGCCGATGAGATCATCGCGCGGCATTACAAGGTTCCTGTCATGACCGGCGATTATTTTCGCTCGGTCAACCGGGAGATTCTCGTACAGAACGGGTTTTAAGGGATGACCCCCCCAATGCGAAGTCTCCAGGAGTTCGAGGTCCGTACCTGGAGTCACAACTTGCAACCATAAACCCGGAGGCGGCCGATCGAACCAGGTTGGCCGCCGCCGGCAAAATGAGGAAGCCATGGCAAGCTGCCAGCCGGTCAAATTCGCCAACGTCTCGCGGTTGAAATATCAGGCGATCCGGGCGCGCATCCGCGCTCAGGCTTCCAGCCTGACCATCGATGGCGACAGCGGCACGGCGAGCGGCTCGACGCCTCTGGGCAAGGTTGCCTTCAGTTGGAGCTATGACGAGGCCGGCCAAACCTTGACTGTGCAATGCACGAGCAAGCCGATGCTCGTCTCGGAGGCTACGGTCGCGGCCAAGCTGCGCGATCTGATGGAGTCGGTGACGACATGAGAAGGCGGTTTTGGGGTTGGATTTTGCTGGGAGCGGGCTTTGCCCTGACGGTTTGGGTGACGAGCTGCGGAGGCGATTTGGCCTGGGCGCTGACGAGGCGGTAAAAGCCGGGAAAAGCCGGTAAAAGGTAAAACCGCCGCGGGAGGCTCCAGGAGGCGATTTAAGGCATGCGGGCGAATTTCTGGCGGTTGGCTACGAAATATTCAAATGAACGGCCCGACGCGGACAGCAAATGGCGGCGATAAGGCGAAAATCGAGCCGGTCTAACAAAAATGCCGGTTTTTGGTTTGAAGGGGGTTTTATGCGGAAGTTATGGGGCAGGTTTCTGGATTGGCTGGCGGAGTTCTGGGCGGGGGATGGCCCCGTCGAAATGATTCCGTCGAGGGTGCCACCACCTGAGGTGAAGCGACGGCTCAAACTCAGGACGAAAAAGTCGGCAATAAAGACAGTAAAGGCCGCGGCCAACATCCATGCTGTTGATTCAGGGTATATACGGCAGTTCGTCGGAGGAAACAAGCGTCGAAACGCCAAGACCAAAAAGTCAGCGGCCAAGAAGGCGGTCAAAAAGCCAGTCCGGAGCGGTAGCCGATGACCGGACTGGGCCTAAGTACATCATCATCGCCGAAGGTTGGCCTGGGCATCGATCTGCGCGCCGGCTGGCTGAAGCACGTCGGTCTGGCGATCAGCGGCGCCAGCGGCGCGGCCATCGTGGTTGGGGCCTACGACATCCTGCGCTCGCAGCCCGATCGCGCCTTCGCGCTGCTGCAGGGCTGGGGGCCGGCCTTCCTGATTGCCATACTCGCGATCTTTGCCGTGGGGCGGATCTTCGAGGGCCTGAACTCGACGGTGCGGGAGAGCTTCAGCACTATGTCAGCAGGGATTCAATCGAGCGCGGAGGCCGCCTCCAGGACGGCGAGCGCTCTAACGCAACTGGCGGAGCAGGGCAACCGCCAGGTGGAAGAGACGCGGCGGCTGGCCATCTATGCAGCGCAGGAATTTGTGCCCATGTACGAGCGGCTGGACCGGCAGGATGAGCTTTTGCGGGAGATCAGCCAGAGCGTGAAGGGCCTGCATTGCGTAATTCATCGTGAAACAAAAACTGTCGAATGTGAGGAGATGGGGGCGAGCAATGGAAGCTGATATCAGGGTGGCTCAGAACAGGCGGCGGAATGTCTTCATCCTGAAGCAAATTCGCATCGGGCACGAAAACCAGATGCACCGGCTCAACGACAGCGAGCTGCACGCCATCATGCAGGACAGCGGGCTGCATGTGAGCCTCTTCCAGGTGCGCACCATGCTGCAAGATCTCAAGCTTCCCAGGCCTGATTTGAATATGCAAGGCTACGTCGAGTTCAAAGAGGAGTTCAGCGAAGAAGAGGGTTGCGTTGTCATCAGCGAGATCATTCTCACGGCATCCGGTCTGCGCTGTCTTCAGCGGCGCAAAAACAATGACGACTTGCTCTTCAACTGAGTTTGCGTGGCACACGATTGGAAGGACAGTCGGACGCCAAACACATAGTCCAGCATTCGAGTGCAATGGCGGTGCACAGGGTAGCCTGCTCGGACATTGAGATGAGCCTGGAACTATAGCTGGAATCGAGCCCAGCCCACGCACGCGAAGGAAGTTTGAGGGTTTTACAACGTTATTGCACTATTACGCTCGAAAGGCAAAATGACCAAGCCCAGGCCCAAAACCGGAGAGCGACGCGCGGTGAATCAGCCGCTCAAGATCGATCGCTTGCCGCAATCGGCGCGCGACGCGATCAAGGTGCTCTACGATCAGGGGCGCACCTGGAAAGAGATTGAAGAGCAATCGGCGCTGGGCTTCGGCCCAGATTGGTCAAAGCCTCCTTATGATCAAGGCTTCATCGATTGGACGACGATCGATTCAGAGACGCTCGATCTCTTCCCCGGCCTACGCGTGGCGAAAAATACCTTACATCGCTGGTTCGATCTGCGCGTGCGCCAGGTGCGCGCCCAGGTTTTGGCGGAGAGCGCGAAGGCGCGCAAGTGGGCCGAGGCCTTCGCCGGCAAGGATCTGCCGGGCACCAACGCCGCAGTGATGAACGCCATGCGCGACCAGGTCTTCACGCTGATGCGCCAGGTGGGACCCGGCGACCAGGCTAAGTTTCTCGATGGCCTGAATGCGCTCTCGTTGACCCTTGCGCGTTTGCAGCGCGTGGAGCTGCAGGCGAAACGAGTCGAAGTAGACAGCCGAAAATTAAAGCTCCTGGAGGAACGCGAGGAGCAACAGCGCCAGCAGCTTGAGGCGGAGACGGAGGGCGCGGCCAGGAAGCTCTCCAAAGGCGAGCTGACCGTGGAAGATATCAATCGCCTGCGCGAGCGCGTCTTCGGCTTGCCTCCGGTCGAGGCTCCGGAGGCCGCGCGTGGCTGAGATCAAACTTCCTCCGGTTATTAAGCTCAGGCCATATCAGCAGCGCTGGGTAGACGATCACACGCGCTTCAAGTTCGGCGTAAAATCCGCGCGCATCGGCTACAGCTTCGCCACCGGCCTTGAAGCCATCTTCGATTGCCTGGAGCACGCCAACGCCACTTGGACGGTGCTCTCCGCATCTAAAGCGCAATCCACGGAGTTTATCGAGACCTGCCAAAAAAATCTGGAGCTGATGGGCGGCGCTTCGCGGCTCTATGCCGACGAGGACTTCATCGATGTCTTCGGCCGCATCGAAGGCATTCAGCAGCGCATCACTTTTCCCAATGGCAGCCGCATCATCGCGCTGCCCGCCAATCCGCGCACCGCGCGCGGCTATCCCGGCAATGCAATCCTGGATGAATTCGCGCATCACGAGGACAGCTACTCCATCTTCGCGGCCGTCTTCCGCCAGGTGGCGCTGGGCCACAAGCTGCGCGTGCTCTCCACGCCCAACGGAGAGCAGGGCAAGTTCTATGACATTGCCCGCCAGCTCGGGCTCGATCTGGGCGTCGCTCCGGCGCAATTGCCAGTGAAAAGAGATGGATGGAGCGGCCATTGGGTCGATGTATATATTGCCGTGGCCGAAGGCTGCCCCATCAATATCGAGGAAATGCGCCGCGGCCTCAATGACGACGATACCTGGAATCAGGAATTCTGCTGCGTCTTCCTCAAGTCCACCGGCGCATGGCTCACGCTGGATCTGATCGCCGCCTGCGAGGATGCGGGCGCGACGCTCGATCTGCCGCCCGGCTTCCAAAAGCGCGGCTCGCTCTTCAGCGGCATCGATGTGGGACGCGATCACGACGCCACCTGCCTGTGGCTTGATGAAAAGATCGGCGACGTGGCCTGGACGCGCGCCGTCATCAAGCTGCACGCCATGAGTTTTCCGGAGCAGTGCAAGCGCCTCAATCCGATAGTGAAGATGACCTCGCGCAGCGCCATCGACAAAACCGGCATGGGCGTGGGCTTGTTCGATCTTTTGGATCTGGAAAATCAAGGGCGGCTGATGGGAGTGAGCTTCGGCGGCTCCAATGATGATGGCGTGAAGATGAAGACGGATCTGGCCATTCGCATCAAGAAACGCTTCGAGCAACAGCGCTCGCGCATTCCCTACGATCCGCAGATCCGCGCCGAGCTGCAAGCCATCAAGCGCCAGGCCACTCCTTCTGGAGTAACTTTTGACGCGCCGCGCATCGAGGTAGATACGGCCGTGGCCGGCGGCGTGAAGCGAAAGCTCTATACCCACGCCGACGCCTTCTGGGCCAAGTCCCTTGCGGATCTGGCCGGCGATGGCGGCGTCTGCATGCTCGCCGGCGTCGAGACCGCCGAGAAACAAACTTCCTACGCGCAAACCAAGGGGTTCCTGTGATGGCCAAAAATACCGAGAAAAAGATTCAAGCCGTTCCTCCCATGCCGCCCAGGGGCGAGATCATCTCGACCCAAAGCCTCTACCTGCAGCAGATCTCGCTTTACCGCAATACGCTGGCCTTCGGTGGCACGCGCAATCCTTCGGCGATCTGGGGCGCCATGACCTACAACATGCCCGAGACCATGGCCTACTTCCGCGAGCTGGAGGAAAAAGACCCGGACGTGGCCAATGGCCTGCACACCCTGAAGCTCAGCGTGCTGGAGCGCGATCGCAGCGTGCTGCCCGCGCCGCGCGATGAATCTTCATTGGCTCAGGAGGCCAAGGAATTCATTGAAGAGCAGCTCGGCAGGCTCGACTTCCACGCGGTGCTGGATTGCATTCTGGACGCGCCTGGCTATGGCTTCAGTGTGCAGGAATTGGTCTTCGATACTTCCGAGGGCCAGGCGGAGCTGATGGAGATCAGCGATTGCCCGCAGGAACTATTTTTGTTTGGCAATCGATTTTATCCGCAGGTGGGGCAATTGCAATTGCTCGACAATCCCTGGGCCTCGGAGGGAACTCGGGTTCCGGAACAAAAGTTTCTGGTCTACAGCTATCGCAAGCGCAGCCGCAACCGCATGGGGCGGCCACTGCTCAAAGAAGTTTTCTGGCCAAGCTGGTTTAAGCGCAACATGGAGCGGCTGTGGCTTCAATATGCCGAAAAGGGTCCCGGCACGGCCGTGGTGCATTATAACGACGCCGATAATGAATCGGAGCGCAAACAGGCTGTAGCCATTGCCCAGGCGATCGTGGACAGCGTGGCCATCGCCGTGCCTAAAGGCTTCGAATACGATCCGGAGCTGCTCAAGATCGCGCGCAGCCAAAAGCCGGAGGTCTACGAAAACTTCTGCAAGGCCAAGCAATACGATATTGCCCGCCTGATCCTGGGCGAGACGCTAACCAGCTTTGGACAGGAAGGCGGCGGCGGATCGCGCGCTCAGGGCGAAACACATGCCGATACGCTCGACCAGCGCAGCGTGGAGCTTTGCCGCAGCCTGCAATCGGTCATCAACAATCAGCTCGTGAAGCCTCTGGTGCTTTGGAATTTCGGGCCGAATGCGCCGATTCCCATCTGGCAATTCGATCTGGAAGAGGCGGAGGATCTCGAACTTGCTTTGACAGTGGATAGTGGCTTGCAACGCATGGGCTTCCATCAGACCGCGGGTTATATCTCCGATCGCTACGATCGGCCGTTGTCTCCCGATCAGCAACCCGACGAAATTCTGACGCCCAATGTCAGCGCGCCCAGCGTGGCGCTGCGCGACACGGCGGCTGCAACTTTCTCGGAAAATAACCTGCCGCCGGCGATGCGCGCGGAGTGGAAGCAATATGACAAGCTCTTCGCGCAGTTGCAGGACGACGCCAGAAAAATCTACAAGCGGCGCGCGCGCGAGATTGCGGCCACAGCCGTGCCGCCGCAAAATAGGGAACAGGGAACAGATTGAATTCCGATCAGGAACAAATCGGCGATCTGCTGGCGCGCCACCTGGCCGCGGCCAACCTGCTCGGCCGTCTGCATATCATTGGCGTGGGCTTGAAGAAGTTGCGCAAGTCCATGCGCATCTCCACCAGCTCGCGACTGCGTAACTTTGCCGAGGAAGATGCCGAGGGAGACACCTTCAACGTGGGCTTTAATTTCGATTTGCCGCCGACAGGCGCGGTGGATTATCTGCGCGGCTTGACGCCAGTGACGCGCGATCTCTTCGATGGCCTCACCAGCCAATACAAAAATGACGCCTTCACCATCGCCGGAGTCAGCGATCAGCGATTGATTCAAAAGATTCGCGATGCGCTGGGTGAGACGCTGGCCAAGGGCGGAACGCGCGAAGACTTTCACAAGGCCGTTGACGAGCTGACTACCGATGCCGGCATGGAGAAGCTGGCAGCCTTCGATCTGGATACCGTCTTCCAGACCAATGCAGGCAAAGCCTACAGCGCGGGGCGTCTGGAGCAGATGAAAGAGCCATCGATGATGGATGCGCTGCCCTATTGGCAATACTGGACGGTGGGCGATCTGCGCGTGAGGCCGGCGCACGCGGTGCTGGATGGTTTTTGCGCGCGGGCCATCGATCCGGTATGGCTGAAAATCTATCCACCATGGGATTTCAACTGCCGTTGCGGAGTGATTCCCATTTTGCCCGAGGATGCGCCCGAGGGCAGCGACGAAGGAGGCCTGGAACGATTGCCTTTGCTGGCTCGGATTGCGATTGCAGAATCCGGCTTTAACACGCTGACTGGAGAGTAACCATTCCATCCAGCCCAACCTTTTCACCCGTAGCACAGGCCGATAAAGCGGCCTAGTAAGGTGGTTCACATGGCGGAAGTTCTCACCAAAATCGTAGACGGCAAGCCGCTCCCCAAAGAGAAGTTTGCCTACGTCGGCGATCCGGAAAAAATCGAGACCTGGCATCTGCCCATCGACGAAGATCACATCGATTCGGCGGTGAAGATGTTCGGCCACGAAAAGCATGTGCCGGAATCCGAGAAGAAATCAGTGGCGCGCAAGATCGAGGCCACCGCTAAAAAACATGGCATCGATACGGAAAACTTCCACAAAACCTATCTGGCCGATGGCGAGCACGCCGAGGCTCCGCGTCCCTGGATTGAGATCTTCCGCGCCGGCGATTATAGCAATGCCAACAAGGGCCTCATCACCCGCGAAGATCTCGACCGCGTAGTGCGCAATTACGATCCCAGTTATCATGAAGCTCCCGAAACTCTCGGCCATCGCGCCGATGACCAGCCGGCCTATGGCTGGATCGACGCGCTGATGCTGGATGGCGATAAACTGCTTGCCCGCGAGCGCCAGGTTGATCCCAAGTTTGCCGAGGCGCGCAAGGCGGGCAAATTCAAAAAGCGTTCGGCGGCGTTCTATCAGGACGACGCGGGCAACATCACCGGGCTGCGCCATCTGGCGTGGCTGGGCGCTGGCATTCCCGAGGTCAAGGGTTTGCAAGACATCTCATTTGAAGATCACGGCCAGAAGTTCATCTCGTTGGACTTCGGCGAGGAGGATGAAACCGTGGCAGATCCAAACAAAACCGTTCCCGATCAGATTAGGGATGGCATCAAGAGTTTCTTTGCGGAGATGTTCGGCGGCTCCGACAAACCCAAAACCTTCAGCGAAGAGGATGCCAAGCGCATCGCCACTGAAGCGGCCACCGCGGCTGCCGCGCCTTTGCAAGCCAAAGTTACCGCGCTCGAAACCGAGCTGAAAACGCAGACCGCAAAGTTTGCCGAGCGCGAAACGGCTCTAGCCGGCGGCGAGGTCAAGCAGCGCGCGCTGAATGCCGTCGCCAGGCTGAAGACCGCGGGCAAATGGGTTCCGGCCTTTGAGAAGCAGGGTCTCGGCCCGGTCTTCGAGGAGCTGGCCAAGAACACCACCCCAACAATCGAATTCGGCGAAGGCGACCAGAAGAAGAAGGTCACGCCGCTGGAGACGTTGGTGCTCTTCCTGGAAGGGCTGCCGAAGATCGTTCCCGGCGGCCGGCTGATCGAAAGCGCACCCAACGGCAAAACCGGCGCATCGAGCGGCGATCCGCTCACCGATGCGACCCGCGCGTTGCAGAAGGAGCGCCGCGCCGATAACGGCGGCAAGGGCATCACCTTCGGCGAGGCGTTGGCGCAGGTTGCCGCAGAGCATCCTGAGCTGACTGTCACGGGCAACGCAACCGGCGGCGCGGTCTAAAGATTCAAGATGCGCCGGCTCCGCTAGAAGCGCCCGGCGCTGCAACTTTTCAAGAATTCTGAAATCAGCCCCGAGGAGGGCGCATCATGTCAAACATCTACGTTGAAGCAAAAGGCCCCAAGGGTGTGCAGGCAAAAGAATCGCTGCTGCCTGCGGCCGTCACCGGCTACACGCGCGGCCTGGCCGTCACCTATGGCTCCGATGCCTATCATTGCATGCTGGCCACGGTCCTGGGCCAGCTCTGCGCAGGCATTCTCGAAGAGGATGCGATCAATACCTACAATCCCTGCGCCGTGGTTGAATTCGGCCAGTGCGTGGCGGAGATTGGCGCCAGCGTGACCGCGTTGGAAGCGCTGATGGTCAACGCCTCCGGGCAGTTGATTCCCGCCACCAATGGCAATGCGGTGGTTGCCGTGGCGCTGGAGCCGCAGACATACGTTGCGCCAGGCTCTTTCGCCAACGTCTTTGTCTTCGGCCTCTTCGGCTTCCTCTGCGCGGGCACCACGGTGCCTGTGCCGGCGCTCAGCCATCTCGTCGCCTCCGGCGCGATTCCGGTGGCTTCGGGCACCTATGGCTTGGGCAGCGCGGCTCCTTTGGCAATGACTCTCGCCACGCCCACCAATCTTCAGGATGGCACCACCCTGGAGATCTGCGCGGAGACGGCGCAGGCGCATACCGTCACCACGGCTGCCAGCATCATCGATGGCACTTATTCCGTGATCACTTTCGCCACCATCGGCGACAGCATCACGCTGGAAGCCATGGCTGGGCTCTGGGTGGCCACGGCGAAAAAGGGCAACGTTTCACTTGCTCCGTCGGTGACCGCCTATTCCGCTTCAGGCGCTATTGGCGTAACTGTGGGCATGGCAACCATCGGCGGAGCAGCAGCGAAAGCTATGACGCTGGTGCAGCCCAGCATTGCGCAGGAAGATACGCTGCTCTTTATCGAAGCGGTGACCGCGCACGCGCACACGGTCACCACTGCGGCAAACGGCATCAACGGCGCGGATGATACGGTCACCTTTGCCGCCGTCGGCGACGCGGTGCTGCTGCGCGCCAGAAACCAGAAGTGGATTGCCCTGGCGCTGGTTGGCAATGCCGCGCTGAGCGAGGTTTAACTTTTCCCGCCTGGCGCGCGGCTGAGATTCCGCGCGCCGGGCGGCGCAACGCAACACGAATTCACCCGCGCGAGCGGAGGAGGATCTTTCAATGGGCGGTTATGTAGGTCTGGCCCCAGCAGGGTTTCCCAATGTAGCCCTGAGCAATTATGCGAAGGAATTCGCCGATGACGCAGTGCCCCTGGTGGGAGATCTCATCTGCCCCAAGGTTCCGGTGGAGCGGCAGTCCTTTCCCTTCGTGATCTGGAATCGCGACAATCTGCGCATTCCCGGATCGACGCTGCGCGCGCCGAGCGACGGCGCCACCACCATCCGGCGCTCTTTCTCGACCAACAGCTATTTCGCGCGCTCTCACGCGCTCAAGGGAAGCGTGCCCTTCGAGAGCGAGGCCTATGGCCTGGGCCTGGGCTTCAGCGAGAAGCTGCACCTCACCGGCGACCTGATCGGCCGCATTCGCCGTGCCCGCGAGTCGGAGATCACCAAGATGGCCCTCTCCGCCACCAATTTCCCCAACGGCGTCATCTACACCACCAGCTCGACTCCGGCGCAATGGGACAGCTACATCACCAATCCCAGCGATGATACTGAGGCCACCGTGACCTCGCATCCCATTGTGGATGTGGAAACCTACAAGGCGATTCTTCGCCAGGCCGCGGTGCAGGATTCGGAGATGGTGCTCATTCTGAGCGATCCGGTAGTGACCGCTCTGGTCAACCATCCGGACATCATCAACCGCTTCAAGTACACCAACCTGGGCGGTCAGATCTCGCTTGATCAGCTTACCAGTGTTTTCGGCGTCAAGTGCGTGCGCGCCAGCGCCCTCACCATGAGCCAGAACAATGTGGCCTCGTGGATCTGGGGCTACAATGCCTTCCTGGGCATGGCCAAGAGCTCGCCTGACCGCAACGACGTGAGCTGCATGAAGACCTTCGTATGGGCCGGTGGCAAGGGGCCGGGAGCGGGCGGCGAGAATGTCGCTCTGCCAGGCGCTCCGGGAACCATTGACGGCTACGGCGTTCTCGAATGGCTCGATCCCGAGCTGGACAAGAAGACCTACTGGCAGTCCGTGGATTGGTACTACGACATCCAGGTGACGGCCGTCGAAACCGGCATTCCGCTGATCAACGTGGTTGATAGCGCCAACTTCACCATGGGAACGATCCCTGGCGATATCGAGAGCTAACAAGGGCCGGCTTTCCGGCAATGATGAGATCGAGGGCGCGCTTCTTCGGAGGCGCGCCTTCGGCGAACAGAGTTCCATCAAGGAGATTTTCCATGGCAGACGCCACGACCAAAACAACCGCCAAAACCTCAGCCTACAAAGTGCTCACCAACCTGATGCACAATGGCGGAGGCCGAACCGGCAAGCTCTATCGCAAAGGCGATACCGTGCAGCTCACCGAAGCCACCGCAGCGCCGCTGCTCAAGAGCGGAGCCATCGAGCCCATCAAGTAACTCCGGAGCGCCATGGCCTATGCAACCCAGAGCGACCTGGTCCCTCTCCGCATGACGGTGAAGGACCTCACCGAGCTTACCGATGATGATAATAGCGGCCAGATCAACGCCGCGATTGTCACCGCGGCGCTCGAAGAGGCCTCTGGGCGCGTGGAAAGCTATTGCCGGATGCGCTATGTGACGCCGCTGCAGCAATCGGACGACGTGAAGGCATTGACACTGGATATTGCGGTTTATCTGCTCTTCAGCCGGCGTCGCGAAACGGTGATTGGCGAGACGGTGCAGCAGCGCTTCGATCAGGCCATTGCTTTCTTGAAGGATATCGCCGCGGCCAAGGCATCGCTCGATCAACCCTCCACGGCGCTGCAGCCGCAGACTTCGCTAGGCGGCCCGACAATCAGTGAAAAGGATCGCAAACTGCCTTTCCGCGAAGAGCATATTCAGGGGTATGTATGAGCGCCACCGTTATCCAGATCGACGATGCCAATGTGAAAGTCGGCCTGGGAAAGTTCCGCCTGGCGCTTCAGGAAAAAAGCGAGCTGATGCAGGAGATCGGCATGGCCATGCTGGTTTCTATCCGGCGCACCTTCCGTGAGCAGGGATCTCCGGCAAACTCCTGGATGGCTCTTGCGCCTTCGACCCTCAAAAAGCTCGGCGCAAAGGCCGCCGGCAAAAAAATCCTCATCGATACCGGCACGCTGCTCAACTCAATCGGCATCGCGCAAACTACGCCCGAAAGCGTGATTATCGTCACGAATGTGAAGTATGCCGCCGTGCATCAGTTCGGCTCGCGCGATCGCGGCTCCATCGGACTCGGCCCGCGCACTAAAGAGCAAGCCGCCGCCACCGTCAATGTGCAGCAGCACAGCTTTGCGCGGCTTACGCGCTCGCTGGGCAAAGGCCGGCTGGGCAATCGCGTGATGAATATCCGCGGTCCGCGCAATCAGATTCGCGGAACCGTTTCCGCGCACGCGCGCCATCAGAACATTCCCGCACGGCCTTACCTGGTCTTCCGGCCGGAAGATCCTCAGCGCATCCGCAACCTGGTCAACGGCTATATTCAGCGCGCGCAATCGGCGGCTGGCCTGGGAGGCGAGTGATGGGCGCTCCCTCGCAATTCAAAATCGACCAGGTCGAGGGCGCGCTGATCGCGCTGCTCAATAGCGTGATGCCCGCAGCCTATGGCACTGTGGAAGCGCCGGTTCTGGTGGATGTGAATTCTGTCAACAGCAAGGACTTCAACGCCCAGGGCCAGCTCGCGCTGAAACCTCCGTCGCTGCGCGTGCAATTCAGCGAAGCCAATTATGCCAATTTGCGCGACAATCAGCGGCTTACCTATCAGGCAGCGCTGCTCTTCGACGTGCTCTGCTTCGAATCAAGCTTGCGCTCCAAGGCCGACGAGCGCATTCAAACTTTGAGCCTGGTGGACGTCACGCTCAACCAGCTCGCCGGAGCGCGGCTGAATCTGGCCGATGGCACGCAATCCATGCCGATCGAATTGCGGCGCGTTTCTCTCGTATTGCCCGATGATGGCGGCCCGGTCGACCAGCTCTTCGCCATCACTTTGCTCATCAGCGGCATCGCGCAATTCAATGGACCCAACGGAGGCGTGCTCTGATGGCCAATGCGACTCCGGACTTCGTTCAAGTGCAGCTCACGGCCGCGGGCATTGCCTTCGCGGGCGCTGGCCAAACCCTGCGCGTCTGCAATGGCCACTTCGATTACACTTTTACGCCAGGCAATCCCGTCAAAGTTCTCATCAGCGAATGGAGCCGCGTGCTCTCGGCGCAGCTTTCCAACGGCCAGCCTGTTTTTGAATTGGTTTCCACCGGAGCGCAGGCCGCTCAGCAAAGCGGAGCATCCGTGACGATTTCGCCCGAGGCCAGTCATAGCGATGCTCCCGCGCAGCCTGCGCCTCAACCCGCGTTCAAAACAAAATCTACGGCCGCCAAAAGCGCCGCGGCAACCGAGGTGAAGTGATGGCAGGACCCTACAATTTCCTCACACAATGGAAAGAAGCGCGAAATCTTCTGCTCAGCGCAAACTCGCAATCCGCCTGGCAAGGCGCATTGACGCTCTCCGCCCTCACGCAGCGCCAGCGCTTCGATGGCGGCGCGGTGCTGGGCTTCTCTTCAACGCGGCGCAGCGATCAAGGTTACAGCGGCAAAGGAACCGCCTTCGCCACCAATGGCCAGGTCACGAGCTGGGATACCAAATTCCAGGGCTTCAAGGCGGAGCTCTCGCCATGGCTGGCAGGCTATCTTTTCGCCTTTCTCATGGGCACGGATACCGTCACCGGATCAGCCTCGCCTTATACGCACACCTTCAATTTCGATGAGACCACGCGCATTGCCGTGCCCACGACGATCTACGTGGAAGACACGGCCGCCATCAAGTATCTTTGCCCGGATATGTGCATCGATGAAGTCACGCTGACCGTCAACGAGATCGGCGCGATCGTGGCGGAGATGAGTATGCTGGGCACCGGCTATCAGACCATCGGCGCTCTCTCTCCGCTGCCCGCGCTGGCCTCGGAGAGCTACATTCTGGGCTCCGACGCGGCGCTGACCTTTGGCTCCGGCGCGGGCGCATCGATGATCGGCCGTCATATGAAAACCACCTTCAAGGCGCAGAATCAGCTTCAAGTGCATCGCGCGCCCGGCGGCGGCCTCTATGGCCTTTTCGTCAGAAAGCAGAATCCCAAGTTCTCCATCGCCACCACCATCGCGGCCAAGGACACGGATGATATCTACACCCTCTTCCAGAACGACACGGCCTCGGTCTACTCGCTGGTGGTCAACTCCGGCGCCGCGGCGCAGCTCACCATTTCCATTCCTGTTGCTCACTTGAAGACCACCAAGCTGGGCTTCGACGGCGATATGGAAATTTGGGAACTGGAATTCGACGAGACCAGCGCCTTCGATGTGAGCGGCGTTTCGCCGGTCACGGTGACGGTTGTCAACAGCGTCGCGTCATATCTTACGGGCGTGGCTTAACGGTTGCTCCTACGGGCGCGTGGGGAAGCGCGCCCGCTTTTTTCCGTTGTATCCGCGCCAATCCTGCGGCGCGGCGGAAGTCCGGCAGGCCTGCGCGGGGCTTCAAGAAAGACCGGGTCCTTCACCTGGATTGATTCACAAATCCCATCTCAAAGAAGGAAGGACCTATGTCTACGCAAAATTCCATCGAGCTCAAGGCGCCGCGCATCATCACCCTCACCGATCGCGGCAAGCAATATACCTTCACCTTGGCGCGCATCACCAAAAAAATGTGGCTGCGCTATTTTGAAGGCATCCTCTCCACCAGCGAAAACCAGGGCGGCAAGCGTATCGACAGTTTCGACAGCAGCGCCGCGCGGCTGGATCTCGTGGAGAGTTGCCTCGTGACCGCCAGCGGCTATGCGCTGCCCGAAGGCAAAATCAGCATCGACCAGGTCGAGGATTGGAAGAAGCTGCTGCCTCTGTCCCATCGCCTGGGTGTAGCCAACGCCATCATCAGCGTCTCGCCCAGTGAGCCCAATGAGGATGAGCCCATCGCGCTCGGCCTTGAACCCATCTATCTTGACGCCATCTGGAGCGCTGGCGAAGACGGCGTGATGCGCAAATTCAAAAACCTGCGCCACAACTTCAAATCGCCCACCGCCGATCAGCAGCGGCGCATCTCGCGCGACAGCTCTCGCTCGCGCGTGGTGGGCGGCTCGCGCAGCTCGAAAACACAATGGATGGGCGCGCAGGCCACCCTGGCCGAGCTTTATGACGAGCTGATCGTCAGCGCCGAGGGTTATGTGGTTGACGGCGAGATTCCCGATCACGACGGCCTGGTGGAATTCATGGACACCTACCATAAGGTGGCGGCGGTGGACGTGCTCTTTGCGCCGGCCGCGCCCAAGGTTGAAGAGGAGCAATGATAGATGTCTCTAATGACGCGGAAGGCGTGCGCATGGCCCTCGAAGAGATCTTCGAGAGCGACTTCGCGCGCTCGCTCATGCGCGGCGAAGGGGCCAATGACGAGACTTTGGCTCGCATGGAGCGGCGCGTTCCGCCGCGCACTCTGGCGTGGGGCTATTACCGCTGGGGTGAGCATCTGCTCCATCTCGAAGCTCTGCAAAAGGCGGGCATTGCCCTGGCACTCAAGGATCTGGCTGCTTGTGAATCCGAAGGGCTGCTCACATTGTCGCGCGCCCGCGCGGCTTTTGAAGCGCGGCATCCAGCCTGCTCGGGCTGCGGGCAAAGGCAGCCGAACCGCTTCGGCGGCGAGTGCATCGGGTGCGCGTCGAAGTTTCAAAGGCGCAAGGAGTAAAAAGGCGGTAAGCAGAATCTTCTGAGTGATTTTATGAGCGTCGAAACCAGCGCGGTTCAAATCTCGGTCAACGTAATCGATAACACCTCCAACCAGGTGCTCGCGGGCGTTGAGCAGAATCTGAACAAGCTGGGCACGGCCGGCCTGCGCTCCGGCGCACAGGTCGAGGAGGGTATGAAGCGCGCCGGCGCGGGAATGCTTTCCGCCACGGAGAAGACGCGCCTGGCCGCCGAAGAGATGGGCGTGCGCCTGCCCCGCGCCATGATCTCGCTGATTGGGCAGAGCGAGGCGGCGCAGGCCGTCTTGAGCAGCCTTAGCACGGCGCTCATTGGATTCGGCGCGATCCAGATTGGCGGCATGGTTTTTGCGGCCGCAATTGAAGGTGCGGAAAAGCTCTGGAACAATTACCTCTCGCTTAATCATGCGGCCGACGAATACGAAAAGACTCTCAAAAAACAAAAGGACGAAGATTACTGGAATAGCCACGACATCGAGACCACAACTCTCCGGATCAATGAAGCGAAGAATGCTGCTGAATCTTTTAGAGGAGTTGCCGATGCAATTCATCGCTCAGGATGGGCAGACATCTTCAGCGGGAATGTGGGAATGGGACTCGGAGAGCTTTACAATGCACATCAATTAGCGGGAGAAGCGGTCAAAAACCGGGAGAGAGCCGATAAGCTCAGCCCTGAGCAGGAACGCCAGAATCACGAGGACGCACTGGCTCATATTGAACTTGCTCATGCAGGGGATGCGAGGCTGCGCGGCGAGCAGAAGATCACCGCCGAAAAGCGGAAACAGCATGCAATAAATGTCGAGGACGCCTCATTCAAATACAGCCTGGACAGCAATAAGGACAATCCTGTTGCTGCGGATGCTGCCGAGAAAGAACAAAACACAAAAAACTCAATCGCCGATGCAAAGGCTAATGCTGAACTGTTTAATCTGCGGCGCGCGCAGAATCAGGAGCTGGCCCATTTGCGCGAACAGGCTTTAGAAGCCGGGCTGCGCGGTACGGCTCTTTACAAGGCTCAAGAAGCGGCAGCAATTGAAGAACTGAAGTTTAAAGATATGGATTCGGTCGCAGCTAGAAATGCGATCAAATTTAGATTCCATGCTGAAGAGATGAAGCGATTGCAGGAACAGGAACATGCAATTGAGAAAATGCGTGAATCAACACAACTTGCGGGCTTAACCGGAACAGCGCGCATTCACCAGGAAGAACGAAATCGGATTTCGGAAGTTTATAACCCTGACAATGGTCTAACTCCTGGCCAGCGCCTAGCTGAAGGCAATGAAATCCATAAGCAAACCGTTCAGGAAATTAGCGCGCTGAACAAGAGTTTTGCTGAGCGCGTAGATGAGATTGTGGGCAGCAGCGCTTCGCGAGAACTACAAGGCTTTGCGAGAATCAGCGCCGATGCGCAAAATGAAATCCGTAAATTACGCGCCGAAGCCGCAAAGAATGGCGGCAAACCTGAAGACCTGACTCGTGGAATAGATGCAATCAAAGCTAGCGAGGCCGGGCAGATCAAAGATCGTGACGATAAAAATCGGCTGGAAGATGAGCGATTGGAGGCACAGGCACGCGTCAAATTCCTCTCTGCCGAAAAGCAAAAGACGGCGGCAATTCAGACTGAATTAAATGAACGCAAGGAAAAATATGCCGAGGAGCTGAAGGCTCGGGAGATCACACAGGAGGATTACAATCGTCGCGTACTCGCCGCAGAGCAGGAAGCCAATGCCGAGCGCATCCAGGCGGCCGAGGAAGCGCGCAAGAAGATGGCCGGGGAGTTTACCTCCTTCTTCAAGGGCATGGAGCATCCGCAAAAATATCTCGCTGAGCTGGGCGATAAGGCTGCGGGGCAGGCGGCGGCTTCGCTCTGGCAGCGCTTCTCCAGTTCGCATGGCGGTGCTGCGGCGGAAGGTCCAGGCGGCATCTTTGGCGACATGATGAGCGGCTTCGGCCTCGGCAAAAAGAAAGCGCCGGGCGCGGGCGCGGTACCGGGAATGCCGGCCACGCACGAGGCCGGCAAATCGATGAGCATCGCCACCGCCATGATTCACATTGGCAGCGCCAGCATTTCTGGCGGCGGCTTCGCCGGCGGATCGACGTCCGTGGGCAATGCAACCGTCGCCGGGCCTGGCAGCACAACTTTGCTCGCGCCAGGCGCTGGCGGCAGCTTCGGAGGCGGCGCATCGACGCCAGCCGGAGCGGCTTTCAGCAGCTCTCGATCGACCGCTGATATGGCTGCGAATATCGGCTCCGGCATTGCCGCGCCTGGCGGCGGAGTAGGGCCTTCGAATATAGCTCAGGCTAAAGGCGCGCTGACTGATGTGAGTCAAGGCTTTGGACTTTATAAACAGCTTTCAAAAGATTTCTCAGGTTCTGGCGCAGCTTCTCAGTCGGCTGCCGGCGGCTCCATGGCGAGCGGAGGCTTCTCCGCTTCGAATGTAACTGGAGCGGCTCAAGGCGCTCTCGGCGTCTTCTCCGCATCGCAAGGCGGCGGCGGAGTCGGTGGAGCATTGAAGGGCGCCATGAGCGGCGCTGAGGCAGGCATGGCCATCGCCGGGCCAATCGGCGCGTTGATCGGCGCGGGTGTGGGCGCAGTGCTGGGCGGCCTGGGCAGCGGCAAAGCGGCGCGCGAATACGATCTGAAAACCGTGCGCCCGCGCATGGCGCAGGACCTCGAAGCCTACCATTCCGGGGGCATGAATTATCTCGCGGCTTACTCCGACGCGCAGAGCCTGGAAATGGATGCGGACCGCACCACGAAGAAGATGGGTCCTGCCGACTATCGTTATTTCAGCAATACTATCAAGCCCGAGCTGACCCAGTTTATGGCCAAGCTTACGGCTCAGGAAAAGGCGGGGCGCAGCCAATATTCTTCTTCCACCGCGCAATATGCATCGGGCACGGATTATGTTCCCGGCACCGGCCTGGCCATCCTGCATAAAGGTGAAGGCGTCTTTGATTCTGGTCGTAATGAGCGCGTTACACAGGCAGTCGAATCTATGAGCAAAATGCCGGTGCAATCGGCCTCCATGGGCGACGTGCATCTCCATGTCCACGCCATCGATGCGCGCGGCGTCTCTCAATTCCTCGATAAATACAAGCACAACATCCGCTCGGCGGTAAATGACAGCTATGCGGAGAATTCCGGTGGAGGGTTGAACTGATGCCCTATACCGATATTCTCAATCCCACCACCGCGTGGTCTGAAGACATCAACGATTCCATGACGCCCAATTATGGCTTCACGCGCAAGCGCGTCGCTACCAAACTCAACAAAAAAGCCGTGGGAGGAACGCCGTGGACGCGGGAGACGCAGAATACCGGCCACGTCTTCAACCTGAGCTGGCTCACGCGCTCCTGGGCCTGCGTGCGCAGACTGAAGCGCTACTACGAGCAGTATGAAGATGGCGTCTTCACCATCGTTGATTGGGATGGCGGCGGCCGCCATTATGTCGGCCGATTCACCACCGAAATCGTTCCCGTCGAAACCGGCAACGGCATGTGGGATGTGCAGAATGTGACCTTTGAGGAGATTCCGCAACAGCCGATGGTGAGCTATCCCAGCGACTGGACCGACGATGCGATCGCATTTTTCGTCACCAACGACTTCGGCGATCAGAAGCTGGCCACCTCCGGAACGTGGACTCAAACCGCGCGCACGGCCGTCGCCGGCGCACAAGGGACTGCGCATGTTCCGCTGAGCACTATCGGCACACCATACGTCACCATGGACGATACGGGCACTGCCGGCGACTGGGCCTGTTACGAATATCGCGGCTACGGCTTCAGGCTCTATATGCTCAAAGGTCCGGAGTTCGGCCAGGTGGATATCTACGTGGATGGGGTCTTTCTTGAAACCATCGATCTTTACAACGCCGCCGATATCGGCCCGCAGATCGTGCTCACGCAGACGAATATGCCGCTCGACATTCACCGCGTGCAGGTGCTTTGCGACGGCACTAAGAACGCCTCAGCCTCGGGCGCCGCGGTGAGTTGGTATGCGCTGGAGGTGATGCGGTGATCGTCTATCCTCCATCCCTGCTGGCAGTGGGCGGCGCGCGCACCGGCATCGATCCGGTGAACCTGCTCGACGTGCAGGATGTGAATGGGAACTGTTATTACTGGAGCGACCGGCTCATCAAAAACGTGCCGACGGCGATTTCCTCCACGTCGTCCTCTTTGCCTTTCCCGATCACTCCTCCATCCCCTTTGGCTCCGGGACAATATGCCGCCTACGGGATTGGCGGAAATTTCAATCAATCGGTTGACGCGCCAAACCCGCTGGGAACTCAAACTGAAAGCGGCACTGTCGCTCTTGTCTTTCCCAGCGTGCCCCCGAACGCGACGATTGTGGGGATTTATGAAGGCGTGGTTGGATCGATGACCAACAACGGCCTGGCCAGCGCCAATATTGAATTCATCAGCGACACGTATACCATCGACGATTCTTTTAGTGGCACGGCATGGGACCCGAATCCTATTCCTCTGCAGGCAAATAATGTCAACTTCTATCTCGGCGCGGGCACCTGGGAGGGAGAGGCAAAAGCACAGATTAACGCCAATGTCGTAACCTGCATCATCTATACCGTTCCCGGCTCGGAATCGACAAACCCTTCTTTTCTGGAATATCTGCTCGACGGCGGACCCTATGTTCCCTGGCTTGTCGGCATTCCCGAGTTCAAATTCCATCGTTCCCTTCTCACGGATATCGGCTCATTTGTCATCCAGAATCTGAGTGGCGATACGCTCAGCCGCGACTTCGAGAAGATCGCCCGCAAATCCGCATTGGAGGGCGCTCTCTTTGTCTATCGGTGCTGGCAAGCCGATGCCATGGCTGCGTGGCTTGAGGTTCATGGCACTCTCACCGTTGAAGACATCGGCGTAGATACCGTGAAACTGAAAGGCTCTCAGCTCATCAATCCATCGCAGGATGATACGCCGCTGGAAATCTATTGCGAGACCTGCCAACTGCAATGGGGCGGCGTGCGCTGCGGTTCCACTGAAACCACGGAATGCAATTACAGCTATCAGAGCTGCCAATCCCCGGCCCGCATCATGGTGGCAATGAATCACTACGAAACCAACTACGGCCAGAATCAGGCAAATACTGCGCTGAACGTCATCAACCGGAGAAGGGCGATCTGATGTCAAACGCCGCCACAACTCAGACCAGCTCGGCCAGCGAAACCACCGGCACTCCGATCCCGATCACCTATGGCTATGCCTGGGTGACGGGCAAGCGCCACGCCTATTACATGCTGCAAAATACCGGCGATTCGGTGAATGAATATCAGCGCCTGGGCATCTGGCTTCTGGGTCATGGCGAATGGGATGGGCCCATCTCTCTCTGGATCAACGATCTCATGGTCTGGAATGGCGGCAATGCGCCCGCGCAGCATCAGATACGGACCTACGGCTTCAACTGGCTGGCCGCGCTCGACGGCAATCCCGAGGGTTTTGTTTTCAATTTTCATAGCGGTTGCGATACGCCGGTTGGCACCACATTATCTCCATCTTCAACAGGCCCGGATAACAACAATCTCGATGTGCTCTGGCCGCTGTTCCCGCCGGCGATCCAGCAGCTCGCTTTCTCGCGCATCGCCTACTACACGCTGATGCGCAAACAGCCGATCCAGAATCAGACCTCGAACAATGGCAACGATCCTTCGCAGTGGACCGATATTGCGCCTATTCTGCTTTGCCGCGCGCTGAGGTGCCGCCTCTTTGATGATGAGGGAAACCAGACCGGTTATGCCTTCACCACCAATCCCATCTGGCATTTCATCGATCTGATTCTGCGTCGCAAGCTCTTTCCCGATTATGGTCTCGTATATGACGTCGGTCCCGATGGTCTCTCCGTCGCTGTTTCCAATCGCTTTGACTGGGGATCTCTTTATCTGGCCGCGCAATATTGCGATGAATTTCTAGCCAACGGAAGGCGGCGCTTCGAAGGCAATTATTCTTTTGCTCAACAGACGACTCTGCAAGCCTGCCTGGAGCAGATTCTCCTCAATTGCCGCGGCTTCCAGACGGAATATGCGGGCAAAATCGGCGTGCAGATCGATATGCCGCGCTCCAGCGTTTTCACCTTCAGCCGCGCGCATATTTTGCCCGGCTCCTGGGAGGCGACCGATCAGCCTTTGAACAAAAGCGCTAACCGGTATCTCTCGCAATTCCGCGATCTGCTGGTTCCGCAGTGCAATACAATTCTATCGATCGAGAGCGGGCCGCTTCCCAGCGGGTGGACAGTTGGCGGCTCGGGCAACTACCCCATTGTCACCACGTCGCTTCCTGGTTTAACCACTCCGGAACCGCATCCATTTCAAGCGAACGACTGGATTGCAATCGGCGGAACAAATTCTCCTTATGATGGCGTATGGCAAGTCTTCAGCGTTCCCTCCATCGTCAATCCTGGCGCAACTGACGAGATTGATCCGACTCAATTTGCGTTGGTTCCGCAGGGATCGAATTATCCGGCTAACGTGGGCAATGTAGGCGGTTGCGGGCTTCTCTATTCGCGCTTCAAGGAACGGACTCCGGAGTTCTGGCACAAAAACAATATGCTGGCTCGCGGCGCTCTGGGCTTAGGGATTCCCAGGCAGCGTCAGAAGGTGAAACAATCTCTCGATTTCGCCACAGCAACCTGGGATCAGGTCAGCCGCCTCACCTGCTATGAACGCGATCGCCTGCTGGGCGTTGATCAATCGCCTTATATCACTCCGCCCAACGTAAAGCTGCGCACCTCCATGTTCGCGCGCGATATCTACGGCAATCTTGCCTGCGCCGTTCGCCCCGGAGATCACGTCACGCTCGACAATACAACCAACTTCCAATATGCCGGCGAATACGAGGTGCTAGAGCCGCTCTCGTTCTTTCCTCCAACTGTGGATGCCTCAAGTCAGGGCGGAGAGATCGCGCGCAAGCCCGCTGAAAATAGCGGTGAAATTGAATTTGTGCTCGGTCCCTATGACGAAGCTGTGATGTACGATTCCAGCGATCCTACGCAGGCCGGATGGCCCGATGTGCCAGGAAGCGATCCCGGCAATAGCACTAACTTTACCGCAATCGCTTTGGCTAATGGCGGCCATTTTGTTTTCTTCAGCGGGCAGCTCAATAGCGGCCAGGCGTTTCAGTTGCCGTCCACGGGCATTCCGGTGGGGAATATGCTGGCCTGGGCCAGCGCTGCGGGCGCAAACATCACCGAGGGCTTGAATGATACGACTATCACCGGAGGCCACTCCGCGAGCGCAATCGTGCTCTGCGCGGCTTCGTCAACCTGCCTGCTGACCTTGAATTATCGCGATTGGGAAGGCCTGGAATGGATTGGAACTGTCAACTATGCGGTTCTCGCCTGGCTGAGTTCGGATACAACCACCAGCAGCGGCGGAATGACCTGGCTCGAATTGACGCTGGATGGCGGCGAAGTGATTCTCTTCGGTCAGGGAATTCTTGCGGATGGCTCGACGATCACGCTTCCCGCGGGCTTCACGGCTGCGCAGTGCTTTGCCGTCGCCAATATGCATGATGGTCCCACATCCGGCAACAATGTCGCGCATCTTATGGGCGCTTACGTCGATGCCGAGATGGTGGTGCATTACGATGTGACCGACGGTTCGGGAAATCACTGGCACGGAAATGCTCAGGTGCTCGTCTTCGCCTGGAAAAATAATATGGGCACCGTCACGACGCAGGCGCTCGGCGGCGGCAACTGGATGCAGATTCCGCTTTCCAACGGCACAATCTTCGGCGCGGGATGCGCGTTGAATATGGTCAATGGATCGACTCTGCAATTGCCTGCCGCTGCCGGGAATGGATCAACTCTTCAAATCAATATCGGTTCGCATAATGGACTTCCTGAATCCGGCACCGATCACTGCCAGGGCGTGGGCGCCTGCTATCTCGATGCCGAGGATCAGGTTCACGTCTTCTTCCAGAATGGCTCTGGAACTCAATGGCCCGGAACGGCAGATATCTTCGCCATCTATTGTGTGCCGTCTGCGGCTCCATCAACCCAGGTGCAGGTGACTCCCGCAACCGCAAGCATTCAGATCGGCAACACACAGGGATTTTCAGCCGCGGTTCTCAACAATGCGAATCCGAACGTGAAGTGGAGCGTGGATGGCATCGCCGGCGGCAATGTGACGGTGGGAACCATCAGCGCCTCCGGCCTCTATAACCCTCCAGATTCGATCGGCGCGCACACTATCACAGCCACAAGCATCGCGTCGCCATCTTGCTCGGGATCAGCCACCGTGACGATCTGGGGCACGGAGACGCCTAATTCCAGCGATTATCTGACCACCGGCGGCAACATCATCGATGTCAACGATAATCCGATTATTGTCGAGGAGGGATGATGCAGATCGATCTGAGCACTGTGGTTGTCGAAGGCGCCTACGCGGCCCTTCCCGCATTTGGAATGCATGGCCGCGTTTACTACGCCACCGACACAATGCAAATCTGGTATGATACCGGCTCCGCATGGGTCAACGTAACTCCGGTTCCGGTCAGCGTGGCGCTCGCTCCTTCAGCGCCGGGCAACTTCACTCAAGCGCATGGCATGAGCCGCGCGCCGATCGCAGTGCTGATTTCCATGACTTCGGGGGGCGCCATCTGGCTTCAAAACCCCACTGGTTTTGACGCAACCAATCTTTATCTTGCGGCTTCGGATGCCGGAGTCACGGGCAATGCAATCTGCTTCTAAACCGGGAGGATAGGATGAAAAAGCTCTTTGGAATTGGTTTATTGCTCATCTCGGCCATGGCCCTCTGCGCCCAGCAGCCGCAGTCGCAGCACGCGCCCATTTACCCGATCAATGCAAAATATGCGAATGGCGTCGCGCCTGGCTACTGGCCCACAGCCGGCTCGGGACTTACGCTCAATCTATCGGCAGGCACGGCGAACTGCGCCGGAACCATAGTAACTTATGCCGGCGGCACGCTGAGCATGACGGCAAGCATAGAAAACTATGTTTACCTGAACACCAGCGCGAGCTGCGCGCCGGCGGTCAAAACGACGGCTTTCACATCGAGCGACATCCCGATCGCAACGGTGGTTGCGGGCACAAGCGCTATCACCAGCATCGCCGATGACCGCACTATGTTTCAGGAGAGCGTGACTGGAGGAGGCGGATCGAGCGGAGTCTCGCAGATCATCGCCGGAACCAACGTGACCATCTCGCCATCCGGCGGTACAGGCGCTGTTACGGTAAATGCCGGCGGCGGAAGCGGAGGAAACTCCGTATCCTATAATCCATCCACCACGATGTATTATCTGGCGAGTTCCTCGATTCTGCTGGATGACAATCACAACATCAGTTCAGCGGTCGCGGCTGGCGCGTGGTCCTGCTCTGCAGGCGTATGCACGGTCAATACAACCTCGGCTCATGGCTACCAAACAGGTGATTGGGTATGCGTGAATCAATTGACGGGATGGCCCTCAGATTCACAGACGCGAACCTATGTATCGATTTTTCCGATTACGGTCACCAGCACCACGCAATTCACCTTTTCAAGCACCAACACAGGCAGTGGATCTGGCGGCAATCTATATCTTTCAACTTATTGGGGCGCATATGAGACGGCAAATCAGCCATTTATTAAAGGGCATGGAACCTATACTCACTTCTTCACCACGGCCGCGAATTTAGCCACCAACTTCTCCAGCCTGGTCAATTGTTCCGCGGGCACTCCGAGTTATCTGATTCTGGAAGTGGGATTGAATGACATCATCTCGAATAGCCAGACGGCAGGCCAGGTTGAGACGTCGCTGCAATCGATTTGGCAGCAGGCGCACGCCGCGGGCTGTGTTGTCGTCGAGGGATCTCTGCTGAATACGCAGATCGGCATCGATAGCTCAAGCTATTGGTCTACTGTCGGCCAGATAAATGAATGGATGGCTGAACAGGGTCCTACAGGATCGAATCGTTCGAACGGCCAATTCTGGGATCGCTATATCGATTTCAATGCTTATGGAGGCTTATCCGGGCGCGTGGGAACCGATCCCTCGGGATCTGCCATCTTTGCGCAGCGAGTCAATGAGGCATTCGCCAGTCAAGGCAGCAGCATGAGCGGTCCGCCTCCAGTGTGGCAGCCGTGGACGAACAACAGCCTTGCTTTCAATATTCCAGAACCATATCCCGGTTTTGTGATGCTGGATGGTTACAATCCGGCCGTTCTCTTCAGCACCATTGGAACTTATGACGGCGGCAAGCCACGAATCGAGGTCCATGCGCCGAATACGGCCTATGGAAACGGAGAGGCGGTCGATCAACTCTTTGATTTTGGGTTTGGAACTAATATGTACGGATGCAGCAGGATGGGGAATTCAAATGAATCTGTGGGTGATGATTCATTCCGTATTTGCTACACGCAGGTTTCTCTCTCCTCCCTAAACAATTATTGGTCGCTTCAGTCGAACTACACCAACTACAACAGTTGGAATACGTGGATCAAAGTCTTTATGAATGGGGCGATTCAGTTCCCTCTGCTCGTCGCTTCCAGCGGCACGCAGCCTTTAGTGGTGGATACCTCGGGAAACGTGTCAGTAGGAACGAATAGCAGCGGCCTTTCCGGGATGACGGCCGGGCAGGTGCCGATCGCGGCCACGGCCAGTACGGTGACGAGCAGCAAGCCGTTGGCGGGCAGCGGCGCGGGAATTGTAACGGGGCCTATATCATCGACAACTGCGGGCGATATTGTGACTTACGCAGACGCATATGGCACGATGCAGGATGGCGGAGCCGCCCCAGTTGCCAGCGTGACAGGAACCAGCCCAATTGTGGCGACGAAAACAGGGTCGACGGTGGCGATTTCTTGCCCTACCTGTTCGGTTTCCTCTGGAGGAACGGCTGTCAGCATCAATGGAGGAACGGCGCTGGGAAGCCTGAATCTGACCGGCTCGATTCCCATAACCTGCTCAGATACCTCTGGCAGCGGCACGGCACAGAGCTGCACGACGACGCCCAGCTTTACGCCAACGGCGGGGAACTGCATCACCTATTTGACCACGACAGCGAATTCAGGGACGGCGCTGACTATCAACGTGAACTCATCGGCGGCTGACTCCGTTGCAAAATGGGCGGGCTCTGCAACCACGCTGGCAGCCGGCGATATCCCGGCCAACAAACCTGTCCCGATGTGCTTTGACGCGGCAGGAAATTGGGATGTGATGACCATCGGGAATGCGCCAAGCGGTGGAAGTATCTCTTCGCAATATAAAACATTTTCCTGTGAACCGGGGCTGGGCGATGGAACCAACGCGATCACTGCGGCTACTTATCATCAGACTACCTGCTATAACAACAGCGGCGCGACATGGACAATCACTGCAATTGAGTGCTACACGGACAATTCCGGTTCAAGCACAATCGCCGTAGCCGATAACTCCAGCAATAATCTGCTTTCAGCTTCCACACTGACCTGCTCCGCGACTCCGGCCTCGGGCACCGTGAACAGCAGCCACTATACCATCTCGAACGGAGGCTGGATCAAATTCACCTTTGTTGCAGATGGCGCCACCACACAAACCACATGGATTATATCGGGGACATATTGACATGAAAAAAATCTTCACGCTCTTCGCGTTCCTTCCCTTGCTGGCGGCGAGTCAGCAAGTAATGACCGGGAATCACCGGCACACGATCCACTCTACCGCGCCATCATGCAGTGCCGCGCTATGCGCGTGTGTAACGGTGGGTTTGCAATTACGCGAGTTTTGCACATCCAGCAGGACGTGGAGCGCAACAACGAATGGCGCAAACATCACCGTGGAGGCAATTGGCGGCGGCGGCGGCGGTAATGGCGGGAACAGTTCCTATGGTTCTGGCGGTGGCGGCGGTGAATATGCCAGTGCTTCAATAGCCTATATTTCTGGCGCAAACATCACCATCACAGTCGGCGCCGGGGGCGCCGCGAGCAGTGGGAACACAGGCAATAATGGAGGAGCAAGTTCCTTTGGGTCGTCTGTGATTGCCAATGGCGGAGCTGGTGCCACAAACACCAGCACGGCAGCAGCAGGAGGCACGGGCGGGACAGGAACCACCCTTCATGATGGCGGGGCTTCCGGCACACCAGGGCCCCACACTGCCTTTTCAGGAGGCGGAGGCGCGGCCGGACCAAACGGCGCTGGTGCTGCAGGCGGAGCAGCAAATACAACAGCTTCACATACAGGCGCCGGAGGCGGAGGAGGATCTGGCGGCGGGTCTGCGGGTATATCCCCTGGCGGCGGCAATGCTGGCGCGGCTGGCGGCGCTAACTATACTGCATCGGTGGCTGGAGGAGCCGGAGATACAGGATCTGGAGCAGGGGCCGGCGGAGGCGATGTGAATGGAGCCTCGGGCGGTGGCGGCGGCGGCGTTATCGCCGCCGGAAATACCGGCGATCCGGGTGGAATAGGAGGAGCAGGGAAAGAATGGGGAGGATATGGATCTGGTGGGGGCGGCGGCGGTGGCGGCGGCGCTCTCTCTAGCGCAGCAGCCGCAAATGGCGGCACAGGAGGACTTTATGGAGGTGGAGGAGGATCTGGCGGCTATACCACTGGTAGCTCATCTGGGCAAGGAGGCGCCGGTAGCCCAGGCATTGTAGTGATCACTTATACTCCATAGGGGCCTCGCCATGGGTGGAATATGGAACCCTTCTACTCAAACGGCAATTACGTCGATCTCTTTGATCTGCGGTAACTGAACCGCTGGCGATGAAATCATGACTTATGCAAGCAACTAACTCGTCAACTGGCACATTGCGATTTGAATATATAGTAAAAACACCATGATGCCGTGGCTTATGAGAATCGTATTTTGCAGGGTTTTATATCTGATGTTGTTCAATGCCTTAAGGGGGAATAAATTGAGACAGAAAAAGGTCTCAAAAACCGCTTTTTTGGGAATATATAGATTTTCATATTCTCCAAATTAAATTACAGTATACTGTAACGCAATTTGGAGATTCACTGTAACGCAATTTGGCGAGCCACAGCTTGACTCAGATGCGGCAATGCCGCATAATCTCTTTGTGAATAAGCCCATGCTGACGGTCGTTGAGACCAGCATCTTCATTCGCAGGGCGGAGAAGCTGCTTTCCGCCGAGGAGCATGAGGAGTT